ACTCAGCATTGATAGCAGCAGCGAACTGTTTTTCTTTCTCTGCTTTGTCAGCAATTCTTTCTAACCTTTTAAATCTTCTAAGGTTGTCACTTTCATACATCTTAACTTCTTTAGCAAAAAGCTTATCAAAGTATGATGCTATATGAGGATTATGCTTTCTGGATAACATCCTAGATGCAATTGATCCATAATCTTTTTCATTAGTACAAACATAGCCTGCTCGTTTGAGTGCTTCAGCTTGTGTAATAGATCCCCAATCTTTAACAAAGATTTCAACAAACATTTTTTGTTTAGGAGTTAAATCTAATTCTGTTCTATCTGTTTTTTTCTTGAGTCCACCTGGCATTATTTTTTCCTTGGGTCTCTACCATACCCTTCATTAAACCTTCTTAAATCAGATTGATACTTGGATTGTTTATCTGAAATTTTTGCTTTTACAGTTCCTGCATATCCCTTACGTCCAGCTCTTGGAATAAAATCTGCAGGTCTTGTTCCTTTTGGAAATGCTCTTCTCTTGATCTCATCTTTGATATCTCCTTTTGCAATAGATCTAGAAACTTTAGATTCTGTCATAATATCTTTAGTTTTCTTACCACCACCTTTGAAGTAGTTTTTTGCAGTTTTATATAAATGTTTACCAACAGGTGTTCCAAGCAGGAATAAATTTTTAATCATTATTATCTCCTTATTTCTTCTTTATCCCATAATAACAACAGGAACAACACAAAGCTATACACCAAGGCTATGCATCCTAAAGATATTAAAAGATCAATGAGCATTAATTTCTACTATATAGATTATTTCATCATAAAGTAATAGCCCCAAAAAGTTCTGATAGCGTTCCCGCAAGAGTGGTGTATCCCAGATACACCATAGATACACCATAGATACACCATCAAAATTGACTAAAACCATTGGTATAATTGACTAATAGACCTTTAGATACACCAGATACACCTCTTTTACCCCCTGGGGTACTTTTGTTTACTCATTACTCTAGAATATCTATATAGTAAATATTTTGTGATATTTTTGCAACACCCATTAATTACCCTTTTTCCGTTGTCCGGTGTCCTTTTTTCGGATATACTTCACTTGTGTTCATTCTTATTAGAACATTCTATTGGTTAAGTGCTTCTGGGGGTGTTAACTTAAATTGCTCTCTGGTTTTTCCCCCAGGAGTTAAACACATCAGGCCACCATGACTAACCAAGCCTTTTTAAATTTTCTTTCAAAATAAATTTTTTAATTTCTCTTCTCTCTTCCTTACTACCAGCATTTCGATACCTCTTATATAAATCTCGATACCGGATCCATGACATTTGCAAATCTGTAAAATAAATTTTTTTAATTCTAACTAATTTTAAATACTCACCTCTTACAAAATCAGGATCCATATCAGCTCCCCAACACACCTCCTGAAAGTCTTCACAGTTGGACATAAACCAACTATGACTATCGTGCTTGTGGTAAGTTTCTTTTTTAAATGCAGATGTACTTACAGCATCTTCTAAAGCCTGCACCAGGATAGCTTGAAATAGCCTCTGTTCAGCAAATTTCCTAGGACTTGTAATCTCTAGTGACAATTTAATGCCTAAAAATTTTAGTAAGCTCGGAGCACAGTTCATAGGCTTTTTTCTTATCCATTTTAAAAACTCGTGATTTCCTGGTTTTCTCTGTTAATCTACCTCTGATATAAACCCTGTCATACAGGTTCCACATCTTCTCAAGATAAAAGGATTTCTCCTCACCTGACATGATGTCTAATAAAATTACAGATTCTTTTAATAAACCCTTTAGCTTAGGTTTTTTGAGATTCATCAGCATAACCACGGTGTGGGAAAAGAAATTGATATGGAAAAATTACACCGTGGCTATACATTCTTAACAACCAGTTTTATGCCCTTGTTTTCTGCAGCAAGTTTACGTCCTGATCGCCATCTATTCTCGATTTTATCAAGAAAAGAAAGACTGAAATTTCCTAAACCAAAGTCATTTCCACAATACAACTGAAACATTAAACTTGTCATTTCATCATACGTTTTTTTATTAGGACAAATCATTACTAATTTATCCAACGCATGGTCTAATGCTTCTTCACTACTTTTTTTAATAGCTTTACCCACAAAATAATCCTTATATTAAAGTTAATTTTATGATTCGTTGTTCGGTGAAAATAAAGTGTTTTGAAAGCCCCACTTATTTCATTTAGGCTTAGGAATACATTTAATCTTTATAAAATTTGTGACTTAATTGCAACATAAAAAAAAGGGCCAGTCTCCCGGCCCTTTTCTCAACCCCAGATTCAAGGTTAACCATCCAACCTGCGGGTCTACTTACCTTTCAAAAGTTTGTTGCCTTCTGAGAGTAAATTCTCTTTCATTTTGCCATAGCTAATACCTTCTTTTTTAGCTATCTTTTTAACTTCATCATCAACCAATTTTGCAATCATATTACCAGGTCTTCTAAAACCGTTCTGACCCATTGCTCGTATGATGGTGTATGATTCGATATCAACTGCACATGACTTCCATTTATTTATGTCCATACTGCTCCTTATTTTTCTTGATACTCTTTACTTTTGTAAAATTCAACTAAATTAATTTTACTTTTTTGGGTCAATCCTGAATTATAGATACGTTCTATAATTGCAATGTAATCAGCAGTAGAGTTACCTGACAAAAACCATGCAGACTTACTCTTACAAGCATTCTTAAATCTTTTGTGATCAAACTTAGGATGCTTATCTGCTACAATGTATGACACCACCATCGAACGTTTGAATCTTTTGTTCTTGGTAGACTCCATGCCATAAAAGTATTTTTTTAATTGCATCAAGTGTGATCCAATACGATCAGCATGTTCGATACCTCCTGCAGGAATTACAAATCTTCCTGTTTTAAAATCATTACTGATTCTTGACCACAGTGAAGTTTGTTTTAATAAAAGGACTACCATTTCAGCAACATTGATTCCGTATTGCTGCATTTTATTTCTACAAATTTTGTAGTCCATTTTACCTCTTGCACAATTATGATTTAAGAAATCATTCATAGACCAATTTTTTCTACCTGTGTTAAGTCTTGCAACATCAAGAGGATCGTTTGAGTCCATAATTATAAAAGGTATTTTTAGATCAAGTTGTTTTCTTGCTTCCAACGTATGTTGGCCATCAACAACTTCCATATTTTTATTAACTCTAATTGGATCGTATAAATCTTTTTCAGAAATTAATTTTTTTAATTGTTCAACATGTCCAGGATCAACTGGTCTGTTGCCTCTAGTTTTTTTGAACTTCGTGTAATCCGTAGTTTCAAAAAACTTATTATGTATTGCTTTGTTCATTTCTTTTCCTCCTATAGGTTAATAGAACAATGAGTATCCCACAAATGCAAAAATAAATAATAATACTTTTGCAGGGATAATTGTGATTAGTGCAATAAAGATCATACTAAATATCAGGTCTTTCATCTTCTGCACCTTTCAATTGATCGTAGCAAAGTTCTGATGCTACTTTTTCGTTTATTATATAAATTGGCATGTCTTCGAATTTTAATGAACACTGCTGCAGCTTACGCATACAATTTTGGAATTCATCATCAGAATATTCTAAAGGCATACCTGTCATAGTATTAAGAGGTAGATCGGATAAAATTCCGTCAACCTGTTGACACCAATTTTTAAAAGTCTCAGATTTATTTTTCATTAAGTATCTTCTCCAAATCTTCCATAGGATTAGTTTCAATAATACCTAACGCATCTTTCAATCTTTGATTTTCTTCCGTTAGTTTTTTTATGTTTCCTGTTAGATCATCAAGTTGGTTACAAAGTCTGTTACAAACTTTTTGTAATTCATCTAATGCAATGTCTAACTCTGTTGCTTCTTTTGTTAACACCAACGGTTGTACTTTTTTAAGGAACTCATTTGTGTCCTTATGTCTGTCTTCTGCTATTGCCATCTGGCCTCCTCTTTGTTAATATTTTTTAGCACACCATTTATATAAACATTTTAATGGGATATGCAAGTAAATAATGAGCTAGGATAATATAGGATTTTATGACAAAATTTTTATTAGTTATGTATATGTGTAGTATGTTAACTAACGACTGTCCTAGTCATCATATCCCTGGATTTACCTTTACATCACACACAGAATGCGTTCAGGCAGGTTACCGAGTTGCTCATAACACCTTTAAATCATTAGATGAAATTGAAGAATTCGATAAAGAATACGTAGAAACCAATAGAATAGTAGTAAAATTTGAATGCAGAGCCATAGAAGTTCCAAAACCTCTTATCCCACCCCCAAAGCCAAAAATTAACACATGATGTTGCATTTATGTCACAAATTAGTTATAATCCCTTATGAAGCTGTATCGCGTCCAAGCAAAATATAAAAATATATATGTTGATGAGATGCTTGAGGCCAAGAACGATACGGCAGTCCTTGAGGATTTTGTAAAGAAGGTTGACTCAGGGGATGTAACAGAGAAACCTGGTGCTGGGTTCGAAGATCCCAACGTTTTGTTTCTAACCTTCGAGGAGGTTGACCGAGATGCAACTACAAAAGTTAATATCGGAGAAACTTCAGTTGGAGTCCAAGTGGGCAACTCAGGCGTTATCTCAGGGCAGAGTAACACCTGATATGAAGTGGATCGATATAAAGATCAAAAATCTTAGAACAAAGATTAATGATCAAAGTGTTGAAGACGCTAAAAAAGGTCTTCTAGATATAGCTAGCTAGACTAGCTTAAAAAAAAACAATTTTTTTCCTAAGTGTCGTATGCTCTAAATTTTCCTGAAAAGCATTCAGTGTCGCATCCAGAATAAAACCCC